TTCATTGCGAAGATCAAGCCTGTTGGACCTGACATTGGCTGAACACCACATACGTCATAAGCCATCATGTTTGGCATAGCACGACGTACTAGTGAGATTAGTACTGGGTTCCAGTTAGCTGCAACTGATGTGTTATTAGCTGCTGCATCTTCCGTCATCATTGAGGCTTGTTCGCCTTGCTCACGGATTGCTTTTTCTGTGTTCTCAAGAACAACAGCAGTAACGGCACGTTTGTGTGCGTCACCAATGTTTCCGGCTGACTCTTCGTTCAATACCGGAGACCATTTCTCTACGAGACGATCATAAGTTTCCATAATTGGATCTCCTAATTACTTATTTGTGTTTGCGTAATGCGTTAATATACTGTTCCATCATTGGAGATACTTCTACTTCATCTGAAGTGTCTGTTTCTTCTGTGATAATGGACTCAGCTGTTTTAGTTTTGCTGAAGTATGATTCTTTCAACGTAGCAACTTTCTGTGCGAAAGATTTTTCGTTGTCGAAACTTACTGATTCAGCAAGTGATGTTAGCTTTTCAACTTGTGTTTCTGCTAAGTCTTTTGACGCTTCACGGATAACCGCTGCACGCTTCAAAGATACTAGCTCTTCACTAATTGCCATAGCTTTTGCTGTAGCTTCGTTAACTTGAGCTTCTAACTCTTCGTTAGCTTCTGCTAATTCATCAACTAGGTCGATTTTGGAATCAGGGACAGCAATATAAGATTCTGTGAACACGTCTTTCAACTTGCCCATAAAGCCTTCTGCAATCTCGGTACGAAGACCTGAGTGGATTGCTAGTTTGTTGTCTTCCATCCATTGCTCAACTACATAGTTAAGATAGCTGTCTACTTTCTCTACAAGATCTGCTTTCGTTGTAGATACTTCTTCTGCTAATTGCTCAGCATATTCTGTTTCTAAACGATCGATTTCTTCAGAGATTTTTGACTTAACCGCTGCTTCAAAAATTACCGCTGTTTTGGCTTTAAATTCTTCTGACAATGTTGCCTCAGATTCTACAAGCGCATTCAGGTCGTCACTAAAGTCTCCATCAAAATCTACATCTTCGGCCTTCATTGCCTTGCCAGCAGCTTTTAATTCAGACGGTTGGCTGTTACTCTTGTCACCCTTACGCTTTGGCGCTTTAGGTCCCTTCTTCTCAGCTGCATCTACAGATGCAATTGATTGAGCTTCAGCATTCTTCGGATCGTGAGCTTCTTCGATTTCCTCGTCGAGCACAACATCCTGGTCTACTTGATCAGTCATAATTGACTCCTTACAATTTAGTTTTCATTAACGAGAGGAAATTCTTAAACTCACGCGTCTGAGTCTCATAGAGATCAGCACGTGGAGCCTTCTTAATTTCAGTCTCCATTTGTTCAATTACTTGAGGTTCTATAATGCCATTGTTCCAAACCCACTCTACACCTTCCATTATTCCATTTACAAAAGCTGTCGGTGCTGATGGATCTTGTACGATATCAACCGTATTAAGAACGAAGTCGTCTTTGACGAACATTATGCCATTTTTTTCCTCAAGGCTACCCATACCACGAGTTGACACTCCTAGTTGAACACCACCTTCAAGTAATCCCTTAACGATATTACCCATTGGAGTATCCAATACTTGTGCCTTTCCTACAACATCATTTCCTTTCCAAGAAAGTTCTGTGATCTTGTGTGAAACTTTATCCAGATTTACAGTCGGTCCTTCTGGGTGATTCAATTCACCTACCGCTCTGTTCTGGGAAACTTGTTCTGTAACGTACTTATCTACTGCGCCTTCCATAATGGCTTTTGGATAGATACGTCCATTTCTATTCTTTGCTTCGGACTGCATGAACACGCCTTCTATGAAGTGGTTCTTTGTACCGTCTTCTTTAGCTTCTACAATACATTCAATGTTTTGTTCGTTATATTCTGCTATTAGTTTCATGCTCTTGCGTCCCAATATGTTTTACTAATCTCTCCGTGATCTACGTTACCGCCACCTACTCTGCGACAACGTACATATACGGAATGACCGTGTGAGGTTCTTATACCATTCGTTGATTTCTGCCACAATGCACGCATTGGGTGATTAACACCTGGATCTGGCGGAGCATTATCATACTCGTACTGATCGTTGTTAGGTATATTTACGAATGCCATTTCTAACCTTTATATGTTTTAACAAACTGTTTAGCCATCTTTTCAGCTTCACGCTGAGTCTTATAACTATCTAGTCTATCACCATCTAAATAAACTACAAACCCTGATGACTCTTTATGTATCTTAACAGGAATTCTGTCTATCTTCTTATTAAAAACCATCTGTCCTGAAGGTTGTCTATTCAGCTTTTCTCTAAGTTGTCTAAACGTTCTCATTCCAACAGGCCTATTATATTTATAGTTTATTTATAATAAAATATTATTCGAGATCTTCGTCGTCATCTTCCATGTCTAATGCTTCTTCAGCACCAGCATCAAGCTCTTCTTCTGACTCGTCTTCTATCTCATCATCACCATCTAAGTCTAACTCATACACATCAGGCTCTGTTTGAGCTTCTGATCCAATACCATTAAACATCTGATCAGCAATCTTAACCTTCTCTTGTTCTAGAGATTGATTCATTACATCACCCATGATATCTTTAAATGTAGGAGCCGCTGATGCGAAGTCCTGGTCTAATACTTGGTCAATAAAATCTGATACTTCTACCATTTTATTCTTCCTCTTCCGTTTCAATTTCACCAGATGCTACTTCATCTGCTATTTGCTTCTTCATATCGTCCATTTGAGAGTCATCCATAAATAGAACACTCTTCATGACATATTCTTTAGAGAAGAACTCTCCAACATACTGTTGCATCATATCAAGAGTTTGTAATCTCTCTCTTAAAAGTTCTGCTTCTTTTAGTTCTGTAAAGTGACTATCACGTAC